GGGTAAAGCGTCGTTTATGTCGCCGTTTACTGCTTGTTCAAACGTGTCAAAAAGACGAATACCGCCCGCGTCGTCCACATTAACGTACACTAAAGCGTCGGGAAAACTGTGGTTTTGAATTAATACAAGGTTACTAAAATCTTGCGTTCCAAGTTCTATTCTATCCCCTGTTATAAAAACTGATGCGGTAAAACTAAAACTAAATCTTCGCTCCGACACGTTTACGTCATTAGGAGTCAATACGCTCCTCACGTACTCATCGGTTTCAGCTATTCTTTTTAGCTGTACATAGCCTTCTCTGCCTAAATAAATGCTCATATCAGTACGTTTGTAGGTGCCCCATCAAACTCAAAGGTGATGTCAGAAGACAATACCTCTCCTACAGACATTGTTAAATTTGCACTAGTAATCCAAACATCGCCAACAATCTTCCTGGTAACGCCGCCTGTAAATACACGAAGCGATAAACGTACTTTTTCTGTTTCTGCTCCTTGGGCATTAGACCCCCCAGCTTTGATTATCTTGTTTAATAGTTTACTTGCGCTATTCGTAGATGTGCTGGTTGGGTCGGCATCGTAGTAAAATAATGAGCACGAACCAGACGAAGACCTAATGCCCGGAACTGCTGTACGATCACGGTCTGAAAGTGTGGTTGTTTCCAGCACTTGCAAACTAGACGTAAAGGACCAGTTAATTACTTTTGCTGCATTTTCGCCTTCAATAAGTAGTCTTCCATCAGTGCCTGTGTAGAAAGCCATTAGATCACACCCCTCAGCTGCAACGAAATACTAGAAACACCGGGCCTGTTGTTAGTTAAAGTTGGAGCAGCCTCATACCGCCATCTTAGCTCTGAACTGTTAGGTATGTAACTTGTACTTGACCAGCCCCCTGTTGTGCCTGCAGGCAATGTAAAACTTTTAAACGTTCCAAGCACTTCTGTGTAGTGTGCTAAAAATAGATTTGCTTGGTCGTCGCTGAGGTTTTGATAAGTAAGGTTTAAAGTAGCACCGTACTTTTTATCGCCGTAACGGATGCGGGTTTCTTGGCCTGAAATAGCCGTGTACTTTTTGTTGGCAAAGTCCCCCTGGGCAAAAGAGCGTGCTGATGGAACCAAACTAGGAAATGCCATCACTCTATTACCACAAAGGAGTCTGGGTTAGCCTCTTCAACCAAGCTCGCGACGCGGCTTACCCCATCAGTGTTAGTTGGAACAACTACCGCAGTCACGCTGACAATGCCGTCTTCACTTAATGTTAGCTCCTGCACTTGGTAGATGTCTTCATTAGGTGTCAGGCTAGGGAAGCTGATCAACGCTCCGGCTAAAGATGGATCTGTTACCGAGTTGTCAAGTGTTGTTACACTACGAGTCTGTATCTCGTTTGACCCCGGCAAAAGTACAGTTGCTTCGTATGCACCGTTTGGTACGGGATCCACAGACCTTATGGATAGGTCAGGGTTTATCACAACGTTTAAGCCCGCACTAAAGTCCACCTCCTCTACCAGTACCTGTATGTAGCTTCCAGGCTGGATTAGTAAAACGTCTGGAGTCGTTTCAAACGATATTGTTTTGCTTACCAGTCGGGAGGAGGCCAGTATGAAGCGGGCAGTTTTAAGTGCTTGGTCCCTGTTGTCGCAGAATTGCGTAAGATCCAGGTCTTCTATAATGTTTGGCTCGCCTGCACCACCAATACTCTCGTAGATAATTGCGGTTCTTTCTTCGGGCAGTTCATAGGGTTTTAAATCGCGCCAGCGGACAGATATGCCCTTTGCTATTCTTTCGTTACCGTCAATAAAAGAAACCTGCAGGGAATTTTCTAAAATATTACCTGCAGAAAAAATTTGGCTAGTAACTAACCTGTTTAAACTTATGCTTCCGTCTTGTTCAACAGGCAGAGCAGGCATCACACCAAACACTCCGTTCTTAATTGTAAAATTACATAAACATTTACCAGCATTTTCCACCGCAAAGGATCTTAGGTTTGTTTCGGCCTCTATAACCCCCGTCCAAAATATACGGTTCTTTACTAGGTACTTTGCAGTCTCCGCAAAACTATCCCTGTCAACAAGCTCGGAAGAAACGCTCGTACCAACACCCTGTTTTTCGTTTGTGAGTAGGTAATAAAGCAGGTCTGAAAATATATTGCTTGGGCCAAATGTATTGCTTATACTCGGCTCTAGCCTTTCTACACTAACGCCTTTATCTAACCATATTCGGGGCTGCTCAACACTGGAAAGATTGTTTCCAGCTTTCACACACAAACCTAGCATCGAAAGGTCTTCGTATTGAGGAACGTTGTCCTCACGTACACTTTCGTTTACATAGACAATTTCATGCTCCGGTGAGTTCGCATTTGACTTTGTAATTTCTATATAGTGGCTGCAGTCAGAAACTTGGCTATATTCTTCAAAAAATCTTTCTTCAAAGCCAATACTAGTGGAGGGTTGGGTTACATCAATTGTGCTGGTAACTATTTCCCCAGCGGCAACTCGAAAAGCGACGGTAACTTGACTTTGTACGTTTCTGTAGCGGTTAGATGAGCTTATGCTTTTTGGAACATTAAAACCTTCACCTACTCCGGTCCACAGTCCCCCTGTGCTCGGTCCTTGTATTACTTGAAGTGCAGGTATTACAGCGTTGGACCAGTTTAGACTGGTTCCATAAAGTTCAACGTGTAAAGGTCCGGTTTGGTTTCCAGCTACGGCGGTAACTTCAAATTCTATAAATCCTGGGGGACTATTAGTCCTGTTTTTTGTAAACCTGACTATTCCTCTGCCTACATCACCGACAAACCTAGGGTTTCTACCGATCACTTCAGTAAGCCAAGCACTTATCGGGAAATTGCCTCCTGTAACATCTAAAAAGCTTATTCTTGTCGGTACAAATGCAGGTTCACTTTCCTCTACACCCCCAGTTTCGGTGTCAGCCCCAGCCGCTGTGGTTAATTCACTGTTTAATAAAATTGCCTCTCTTTTTACCCTGTCACCGGTAAATGTGACCCTCACTGTTCCGTAAGTGGTCTGAAAGTCTTCGCCAATAACCTCACCGCTTTGGGCGTTAAGTCTAAAATATGTTGCATTTTCTGTTCCATTTTGAACTACGTCCGAGCCTGTTCTAGGTGTAAACCTAAACTCGTATCTTTTATTTGGGCCTTGTGAACCATTTGGCCGCAATCTAATGTAGTTAAATAAAGGCTGGGGCGTGTTACCGCTGACGCAAAAAACTTGTGGTATCCTTGACCACGGCTTGGAACTTACACCTTCGTCACCGTCAATTGGCTCGTATTCGGGTATCTCTCGTATCCAAATACTAAAGCAAGACGTTCTTTGAAAATACCGGGATAAAGCGGGCGTACTTAATTGAATATCGTCTTTGTCTCTTTTCCAAGTTTCTTTTGGTGTTAGCAAGCCGTTGAAATTACACAGTCCATTAGCTTGGTTAAATACGATACTTTTGATCCCCACCTCAATTGTGTCTGCAGCCCTGATCATCCGCACAGACGCAACATCGTATTTACAAATGTTCCAGAAAGCTGCGCCGCAGTGTTTGCTAGTGTTAAACCCGCCTTCACTTACATTTGATGGCCTTGGACCGCGTAGAAACTCAGGCCATGGACCTTCGTAACCAGCGAGCAAATCTTGTGTTGCCCTCGTTCCAGCAAAGCCTATATTTTTTGCACCTAACGTGTTGTTGCACTCCAGTTTTACGTCTATGGTTCTACCTTGATTCCATATACCTGTCGTTCTTGATACAACAATAAAGCCTACGTTACCGATAATCCACCGGGAACCTAATACCATCGCTTCATCTGCCTGTATCCGTAAATCGTCAACAGCAGATTTTAGATCTGTATAACTTATTCCGTAGTCTTGGGGGTCTCCATTAATTATGGTCTTTCCTTCAATATCCCTAGTGTCATAACTTGGGTCGCTTGTGTCTAGATCAAGTGGGTCAGTGTTACTAAGCCTGAATGTAACTATGTCACCTAGTTCAATGTCAGCAGTTGGTACTTTGTTTAAAAATACCTGTTCCGCGCCTCCTCTTTGTATTGAAATTAAGCCCATCTGCGTTCCATAGCCTCTGCCTACCCCTGGCTGACCAGCAGCGTCATTAAAGCCGTCGCTTGCAAGTTGAGCCGCATTTATACCGCTGATTTTTACTCGTTTTGCCCTAGCTCTCCGTATTGCATCATTTTTGTCACCGGTCGATGAGCCCTCACCCGTGGAGAAAGGAATGCTAACTACTTCCCAATTTAAGCGGTGTGCTGTGCCGTTTCTTATTGGGCTGTAGTGGCCAAACCGCGCCTTGCTATTTGGGTTGTACACCTGGCAAAAAGCGTTGTCAAACTCTATTTCACCCGGAGCAGTAAAGATTTCGTCTCTGGTGTCTGGGTCGGCTGAACCGGGTACACCTCTTTTACCGTATAAAAAATCTCCGCCCTTAATCCTATTTGGTCCTTGCTTAGAACTCCAATAATAGGCGAAGTCAAAATTACCCAGGCTGCTTAGTGATGTCGTACCAAGCCATGTGCTCCTTAATGTGGGCACGCCTTCTAAATACTCCCCAAAGGTGTAAAGAAGTTTGATGCGTTGGAAGGTGCCTTCTGAAAAAGCCCTTGACCATACCAACGTTCCAGGTAATACGATTCCTCCTGTCGTTACTGTTTCGTCAACTCCTTCCCCAGTTGCTGTGCCTATTTTTCCGAAAGGAATTGGAACAGGTGCTCCATATTGCACGAGAGCAGAAAAACCGCTAAAGCTGCTCGTTTGGTTAAAGCGGCTTGGGCCGATCTGGTCTGGCAGTTGCTGCTGACGAATTTGCCTTCGCTTTTCTTGGTCTGGTATGCTTGGCTTTGGGGCAAGTAGCACAGAAGCTGCTGTAAGCGCAACGCCAACAACAAGATTAATTACAATTGCTGCAAGCGGCGTTATAGGGCCATTGACAATATCTGGTACGTTTTCGTACGCTGCAGCCCTTACGCGGGGCTGCATATTGTTGTATTTTATTAATTCTTTATATTCTGCTTTAGTGCAGCCCAGAAATTCTACGAGTTCCCTTTCATACGGAAGCAACGGCGGATCGAAAGGTAGCTTACTGGCTTCCAATCCACTTTCATTATCGTTTGATTGATGTAAAGGATTCCCGCTTTCCATACAACGCCAAAAGCCAGTGGATCGCTGGCGAGTAATACTATGTCGCCATCATAGGTCGGCTCGTCTACCCAGTGGGCGTAAATAGAAACCTGCCCAAATATCTCACGTATAGACATGGTGTACCAACACTTCTGAACGCCCGGATTCTCGATCCCCATAATGTCTAAAGCTTGGAAAACTAAAGATATACAATCCACCTTTTCACCGTTCTCTCCGTAGCTGTACTCCTTACCTATTAGCTGACTACACATTGATTGAAGAAGTGATAGGAATCTTGCCAACTAGCTGTCTGTTCAGTACCCGACCGGGAATATTACCACTCACAGCGTTGATCACACTGTTAAGCTGCAGCTCTAATGTTGCTTCGTTCCAGCCCCCATTCCCTACTTGACCTGCGTATGAGTAGAGCTGGCTTTTTATCGTGAAATCGTCGTTCAACAGCACAATGTTTGCTCTTGCTGTCCACCGTAAAAGAATCGCGTCCTGTGCCCAGCTACGTGTAACGATGTTTGAAGGAAAAACTAGGCCCGCTTCAACATTATCACCTTGCAAACTTGTTACTGCGCCTGAAAACGAAAACGGAGCAAATGTAAAAGTTTCACCATTAAAGTTTACGCTATTGGATACACGGTAATTCTGCATCCGCATCACTGGCTGGCCATCTTGGCTAAGGGTTACCAATACTCCAATGTTTAGTTCCATTAGATTCCGATCTTACTGCGGGCTGTAGGAGACATCATAAGCTTTCGCAAAGTAAGTGTTTGACCTTGTTTTGCACCCTCTTGGGCGGCTCGGGCAAGACCTGCCTTGAAGTCTTCTTGCTTAACATAACCTTCACCCTCAAACTGCAGGGTCGGGCCGGTGGAAATATTTATGACTGGGTTTAAAGTTTCATTCCTCCCTGCGACTGTTCCAGTGCTGTCGCCCGCTTCGCTTAAAAGGTTATTTCCTGGGCTGTATTTTGCTAAGGCAGCTCTGCTGTCCTCATTACTAAGCACCGTACCTGAAGTTTGTGGGATCAGAAGTTCTGGCCCGCGCTCACCTACGATGTAGGGCTGGTTTGCGCTGACTGGGCCGCCGTTAGCCCTAAACGCTCCAGCAAAAGGCGTACCACCGCCAAAGTCTCCGAGTGAGTTACCTGTAATGCTTGGAGCGGATGTATTAAAATCTAGGCCGCTACTGCCGCCACTTAAACCTGCAAAAGCTTTGGCCAGACCAATAGCGATATACTGCGCGATCAATGTTGCTGCAGTCTGAATTAACTGGTCCGCAATCGTAGTCAAGAAATCGGCAAAGGCTTCTTCGGCGCTCTTCGTTCCAGCGACTACTTGCTGCAGCCCGCCAACAAGTGAGTTGACTGCGGGTGAAACCGCCTCAAAAGCTTGGTTGAAGCGGAGCTGTTGCTGCTCGGCCTGGCTTAAGGCGTCTAGCAACCCTAAAACAGCTTGTCTGCGTCCTTCTAATCGCTCTATTTCAGCTGCTGCATTTACGTCCCCGCCCTCTTCTGCTTTTCGTAGCCTATTTATTTGTGCTGTTAAATCTCTTTCAGCATCTTCTCTACGTCTTGTCTGACTGATTTGCAGTTCAAGCTCTTCTGATCTATTAAACGCGCCGGCGTCCTCGATTTGCCTTTCAAAACCTACAGTTATCTGCTCTGTTTGCTGGCTAAACTCTAAAGCTGCAATTTCTTTGGCTACAATCAAATTTTGCTCTCTTTTTATTACCTGCTCCCTTAATAAAGCGTTTTGAGATTGCAGGTTCTGAAGCTGGGCGTCAAAAACTTGGTTAATTTCAGCCGCATCCGCAGGGAAATCGCTTTGCGCTAAAGCTCTCTGACGCCCTAGATCTAAAAGCCTTTCCTGTAGAGGCAATCTCTCAAACAATGCTCGGTTTTGTAGCCTTGCTGCGCCTAGTTCAGTTGCTTGAAGTTCTCTACGTTTCGTGTCTATATCTAACTGCTTAATACTCTCCTGTAGTAGACTTTGCTGTAATTGTAAAGTCTGTGATACAGGTAATTTGGGCGCTTTTGGTGCGCCTTTTAGATCCTCTTCTTCTGGTGTACTCGGTAAGGGGTTTCTTCCTTTGCCTGTCGGGAATAGTTCTGTCCTTTTTTGTATTGCTTCCCCTCTTCTAGCTGCAAGCTCTTTTTGGGTGGCTTGCAAAGCTTCGCCACGAGTAGTTTTAGTTGGCAAGAGTTTTCCTAGAAATTTACTGCCGCCTTCTCTATAAACAGCGGCGTTTGGATCCCCTGCAAACAATTCTGCAGACCTTGCTTCAAGGTCAGGAATTATATTTTTTTCTAGGTCGGCAAGTCGTTGGTTTTTACCTGCACGGTCTAGTTTAAAGAATCTATTTAACTCATTTAGTAACGGTGTAACGCCCTCAATTGCATCCTTAGCAAAGTCTTGAAATTTTGCTCCGAGGGACACCAGTAGTGGTGCTGCTGCACGGTTAGCGTCTTCTAGTGCTTTGGTTAGACGGGCTCCAGCTTCGGCTGGGGAGTCACCGATTCTTAGGGCAGCAGGCTCAAATTTCTTAAGAATAAAGTCTGAAAATGTAGTTACAAATTCGTCTGCGCTAACCTCGCCTTGCTCTAAGGCTTTCTGTAATTCTTCCGCAGAACGGTTTGTGGCTTGGGCAAACAGCTGGAACGCACCAGGAAGTCGGTCGCCGATCTGCCCCCGCAGTTCTTCGGACCTTACGACGCCCTTTGATATGACTTGGGTTGCCGCTCGTAGTACGCCGCTAAGATCTTGCGCATCACCACCTGTGGCCTTGGTTGCGGCAGATAAAGCACGGTATAAAGTTTCTGTCTGTTTAACGCTGTTGCCGTTAGCTGTTGCAGCGGCACTTAATTGCGTAAAGTTTTTTGTGGCGTCTACAATCGGCTGGTTAAAGTCGCGGGCAGCCCGGTCAATTGCTTTGAAGCCCTCCTCACTTTTACTGCCTAGGATTCCACGTAACGCAATCTCTAGTTTGCTAATTTGAGCTTCAGTTCTTGCAATTTCCGGCGCTGCCCTTCCTACAGCGGTTAAACCTTTTGCAACTACAGCAATACCTGCTGCAATAGCCGCACCCTTTGGTCCCGCAAACGAACCAAGAGCTGCAGCCTGAGCAATATCTTGGCCTGGTACATTTACAGTGGCTAGACCTGCGCCAACTGCTCTACCTACATTGGTGCGTCTTCTAGCTGCCGGGCTTCCGGGTATGTTACGCGCCCCACCAATAGGACTGCTTTGCCCTCTTAATGTACTGGATTCCCTTAAACGTCTATCAAAATCGTCAAGAGCTTTTTTGTCTATTTTTGCCCTTAATTGTCCTATTTCTTTTACCTTGCTTTCTTCAAGCTTTAGTCTTTTTAAAAGCCTCCGTAACTCTGCGTTGTCCGCATCTCTGCGGATACGTTCTTGCCCAGCATTAAAATTGGCTTCTATACGGTTAATTTTTTTGTTAAACGCTTCTATTTCCGCAAATTCACGCTGCCGTCTTGCACTCTCTCGTGTAGCGCGTTGGGCAGATTTCTCCGCTCTTATAGTTCTTCCTGGTCCGGCAAGAAATTCGTCCCGTTTTTTTCGGGTTTCTATTGATTTTTTGGCTTTGTTTCTAAGTGTTACTTCACGCTGAATTAATTGGTTTTGTCTGGCAGCGGCATCGTTAGATGCTTCTAAAGCTTTTACATAACCTTTGATAGCTTTGGCTTCATCGTCAGCCGCTAATTCAACTAAATTTAAATTTTGTTGTGCTGTTTGTAAGGCTTTATTAAAGCTTGCGAGGCTTCGTATCGGATTATCAAATAATTCTGCATTTTCATCTATTTCTTTAAGTTTATTGTTAATTTCATCTAAATTTTTGCGGAGACTCCGCAGTTTATCTGCACCAATTACGGCTATCTCAATATCAGCTCTGTATGCCACGATCCACAGCTGTCACGTCACTGTGTATTCTACTCACAAAAATCCCTACCTTCTACGGCGGGCTTTTTCCATTTGCTTTTCTTGGTCCTCGTTAAGGATCTGGAAATAGGCGCTCCAGCCGATTAGCTCTTCCGCCGTCATGGTGGTGCGGACTTCGGTAAGGCTCATACCTAGTTCTTTGGCAACGCCAAATTGCAGCATGAGCCAGTTGTCTTTACGAAGTTCCGCGCTTAGGATTTTGGGT